TATATGGGCAATCTTCAACTGGAATTTTCCCCCTGAGCTTTGCTGGCCCATCTCGGCTGGCGTCGGTTATGTGGGGGTGGATTCGCTTTTCGCCTATGCGCGCCGTCGCCTTGGCCTGAATGAACCGGGAGACAAAGCAAATGCTGACCCTCAGTAAATTCCAGCAAGCAACAGGCGTAAGTTCGGCGCTGGCCGGAAAGTGGTTTCCAGTCGTGCTGGCAGCAATGCAGAAATACGACATAAGCACGCCGTTAAGGCAGGCTCACTTTCTCTCACAAGTGGGGCATGAATCATCTGGCTTTGTTCATGTGGAAGAGAGCCTGAATTACCGCTACGGCGCATTGCTGGCAATGTTCGGCAATCGAATCAGCCAGGAAGAGGCTTTCATATATGGTCGTGTTGATTCCGGCCAGAATGCTCATCCGGCCGACCAGAAAATGATTGGCATCATCATTTACGCCAACCGGAACGGTAACGGCGATCGCAACAGCGGTGATGGATATCGTTACCGCGGGCGCGGTCTGATTCAGGTGACGGGAAAAGCGAATTACGCCGCGCTGGTGAAGCAGCTTGGCATTGATATCGTGAAGAGCCCGGAACTACTTACTCAGCCTCAATATGCTGCTGAATCCGCAGCTGCCTGGTGGAGCAATCACGGACTTAACGCTATCGCTGACTCAGATGATGTTAGCCGCATCACCAGAATCATCAACGGTGGTACCAACGGACTGGAGGACAGGAAAGCCCGCTTGACTAAAGCTAAGGGGGTTTTATGTTCGGGTTAATCAGTTTATTCCGCATTTTCAAAAATAATGCGCACATTCTCATTCCTTGCGCGTTCATCATCCTTGTCGCTATCTGCCTGTGGGGGCTTAATACTCGCAACTACCAGCTGACGGCGACGAACGACAGGCTGGCACAACTTAACGACAGCAAGGATGTGCAGATCAACGACCTGAGGGCTAAAAATGACGATCTGGCGGGGAGCGTTAAAGAACTTGCTGGCGCCGTTAACAGGCAAAACGTGGTCATGTCTGAGGTCGCGGAGCAAAGGGCTGAATCAGCCAAGCAGAACCGAATGCTACAGAGCGAGATTGAGCGCTACCTGGCGGCAGATAAGTGCGCTGCTGCTCCTGTTCCTGATGCCGCTGTTGAGCGGTTGCGTGCAGCAGCAGAGGCCGCCCGTGGAATACCGGGTGATAAAGCAGCCAGTCCTGAACCTTCCGGCGGATCTGACATCTCGCATTGATGTGCCAGATCTGCCCGATAAACCTTCGTATGGTGACAGCGTTTCGATGAACGCAACACTTTACGGGATCGTCGGCCAGTGCAATTACGACCGGGCGGCAATTCGAAAAATTGAGAAAGGGCTAAATGATGAAAACCAACCAGTGCAGTGAAGGCTTCGATAACCCATCCAAGTTCAGAGAGGAATGGGATAAGCAGACCCAGGGGAAATAGAGCCTCATCCCTGAGGTTCTGACACAGTCTCTCCTCTGGACTTTAACCGTAGCAAATTCTCACAGCCTCGCATCTGCGGGGATTCATCACTTAAAAGGTAAAGGCGATGGAAGACGATTATCGTAAATACCTGCAACTGTGGTTTGGCCTGTCACATGCCGCTTTCTGCGTGATGCCCCGAGTTTTTATGGAGGCAATGCCAAAGGAATGGCAAGAAAAGATGGCTCAACTGCTTTTTGAATACGACGACACAATTAAAACGAATGTCTGTGGGATTCATAGCTGTTTTGTTACTGCCAAAGACAGCAACAACAGCTTTATGAAGATGCCAGAAGATATTCTGAATTATCGTCATCCCCAACGTGAGTTTATCAAGTCATTCCTGAACAAGTAGCCATTAAAAATTCACCTGCCAGTGGGCTTGATAATGGTTTTAAACATAAACAGTTTTATCAATCAGCTGATTATTTTACGCATTTGGATTTCTTCCTGCTTGCTGAGCTTGGCGTACTCCACTATTTTTTTAATAAGTGACTCTTGTTATCAGACCTCAAGGATGAAACATAGCAACTAGTTCTCCATTCGAAAACACTTACAAAAAACAAGGGTGATGTTATTGAGTACTGATAATTTATTGAGAGATCATTGCAAATTCTTTTCTTTTCCATGCGTAAATCTTTACTTAATGCAAATTATCGGTATTTATAATGCTTCATTGGTTTGAGATTAATGAGCACTTCACTTTAAGTTAAGCGATACTTTAGCACTGCTAAAAATAGTAGGATTAATCTTAGTTTATTGTTGTTTTTAGCAAAATATGAATAATAAATTCGACTAAACACAACGATAACAACCGATGAAAATTCAATCTATTGCAATCGCTTTGCTGTTGGCGATATCGTCGCCCTCATACTCAGCATTTCAGGAAAGGGAATACAATACCTGGTATCAGAAAGATGCAGTGCTTTACGACATCACGCAGACCTCAGAGGGTTTTCCCGTAATGATAAGCATCTCGCAGCCTGGGAGGGGAGCAGCCAATATGCTGGTATCCTATATGTCCGGTGGAGGTTGTGGTGATAAGAAGGAGTTGCTTAGTGTGAATGGGAAGGATGTTCCTGCAACTTACAACTGCGTATCAGTCGGAGAAAACAGGATTGAGCACTTTGCAGTTAATGATGCCGAAAAGGTCAATGAGATGGTTAACCACCTCAAGTCGGATTTCACGTTGCTGCTCAATAACGATATCAAAGTCTGGGCTGCGAACATAAAGACGCCGAAGTATGGCATAGCACCAAAATTTTAAATCGCTATATTTAACCGCCTGAGGGCGATTTTTTGTTGCCAAAAACATTGGATATCCCCTACAAGGGATAAACACCTGAATATCCCTTCAAGCGGATAAAGAGGCTCTCAATGTCCGACATCTACCAAATCACCTTAACCACCCAAACAGGCGAAACATTCACGGGCAAGATGTCACGACGTCAGCCTGAGCTGGTCAATGGCTTTGTGCCGCTGGCGACCGAAACGGGGCAGTGGTTGTATTTCGCTCCTGCTGATGTAAAACGTGTGGAGTTCACTCCAGTACCGGCAGAGCAGGCCGATAATGAAAATACTACAGGCTAAGTATCTGCGTGAAAGCGCTCTGAGCCTCATCAAGTGTCATTGATCCAGTGATATTTGCAGGGAATAGATCATTGCTCCCTGATACTCTCCAGACCCCACGGTAATGCTCTTGTCTGTACAGTTCCTGCCCGGCTACCACAGAGAAAGCAGAAGGAATAACGCAAACGGTATATCCGTTAACGCTATGAACCATCAACACAGCCTGGGGCCGAGAGGTTAACACCTGTCGCTTAACTACGATTGCCTTCTCCATATCCCCCTCCCGGATAATAAATGGTCTGGAATTCTAAGGCCTAAATCAGGGTAATGACATCGGACAAGTTAATAAAAAACGTACTATAGCGCTGCTGGAATAACCAATGACAAACGATGACGAACGAAGGCCATACCCGCCAGTTAATTTCATCGACTCTGAAAGCTGGCAGCCATACACCAGGCTTTTCCCCGCCAATGAAGTGCATGAGTGGGTGAATCGCCAAATCCTCAGCGAAACCGGCAGCATCCATAACCCTGACCACGAACACCTGCTTGAGGCTGACCTCTGCTTCATGTGGGCCTCTGACTCGTTCACGAAGAAAGGACGGTATGTCCTCGGGCAGGCCGAACAGGTAATGCTCCGCGCCGGTGGATGGCAGAAAGCCAGAATGGAACAGCAGATGCATGAATGGTTCGGGCGCATCCCGAAGTTCATCATCACCCTGGCTGCTGATTACTGCTCACAATGCAGTGACCTTGAATTCTGCGCGCTTGTAGAGCATGAGCTTTACCACATCGCACAGGCCACGGATGATTTCGGCGCGCCTAAGTTCAACAAAGAGACCGGGCAGCCAGTGCTTACACTGCGCGGCCACGACGTCGAAGAATTCACTGGTGTCGTGCGTCGATACGGTGCCAGCAAAGAAGTACAGGAGCTCGTTGATGCTGCCAATGCGCCAGCAGAAGTGGCTCACATCGATATAGCCAGGTCATGCGGCACATGCATGTTAAAGCTGGCCTAACAATATGACTGATTATGACAGGCAGGTAATCTATGGCGACACTGAAAGGTGAGGTCAAAGCCTTCATCGTTCAGTCCCTTGCCTGCTTCGATACCCCATCTCAGGTGGTTGAGTTGGTCAAAAGAGAATTTGGCCTGAGCATCACGCGTCAGCAGGTCGAATCCCACGACCCGACGAAAGCAAACGGCAGGGGGCTGGCGCAGAAGTGGGTTGAGTTATTCCACGAAACCCGTAAGCGCTTCCAGACCGAATTAAGCGACATTCCGATCGCCAACAAAGCATATCGTCTTCGTGCACTTGACCGGATGATGACCCGCGCCGAGGGAATGAAAAACATGGCGCTGGCAGCTTCGCTGATGGAGCAGGCCGCCAAAGAGGTTGGCGACGCATACAGCAACAAACAGAAGGTCGAGCACACCAGCCCGGACGGCAGTATGTCACCGAGACCGACGACAATTCGCCTGGTAGGAGTTGACCCAGCCAATGGAAAGCCAAGTTGACCTCCAGATACCAGCCAAGTTAGTACCCGTATTCGCGACAG